CAAGAGAAATCTGAGCTTAATTGGACAGAAATCTTCGAGCACCTCAATAAGATAAAGTCTGAGATACGAGAATTCTTTCCATACCCAGTTATTGAGGTCGAGAAGGCAGAAGCAGACGATATCATAGCCACGATGTGCCTTACTAAGCAAGAGAAGATATTAATTCTCTCTGCTGACAAGGACTTCATTCAGCTACATTACCTGCCGCATGTAAAACAATATAATCCAATTAAGAAGCAATGGGTAACGCATGACGATCCACATGCTTATCTGGAACAGCACATTATTAAGGGTGATTCTGGAGACGGTATACCCAATATTCTCTCTCCTGATAATTGCATGGTTATCGGCGAACGGCAAAAGCCAATGACTGCTAAACGTATGGCTCTCTATATGGGAACTCATCCTTTAGATTATGATGATGTGGCCGCCCGTAACTATCATCGCAATGCGCAACTAATCAACCTCACTTTGATCCCACTTGATATCAGACTGAAAATTGAAGAAGAATATATACGAGAGTCCGGTAAGAAACGGGACAAGCTGATGAACTATTTCATCAAGAATAGATTGAAGAACTTAATTGAAAATTTGAGTGAGTTCTGATATTATTAGGAGATTAGAATGCGAATTGGAGTTGCCGAATTCCTGAAAAAGGTTGGTCAGTTGAAGAAGAGAGACGAAAAAGTCGAAGCATTGAAGATGAATAATTCCTTCGTGCTGCAGACAACCCTACAGGGAATATTTGACCCCCGTATTAAATTCCAATTACCTGATGGCGACGTGCCATATCAACCAAACAAACTTCCCGATCTAGAAAATGTATATATCCGTGAATGTAGACTGCTTAAGCATTTTGTCGAAGGCGGCACGCCTGGACTCGCACAAATTAAACGAGAGACAATGTTCATTGAATTCCTTGAGAATGTATCCCCTGCTGATGCAGAGATGGTAGTCTTAATGAAGGATAAGAAACACCCCTTTAAGGGATTAAATGCTGATATGGTAAGAGAAGCATTTCCAGATTTGCTTCCACCAGAAACACCTAAGGAGTCGAAGACGGCGAAGGCAAATGAGCAAAACGAAGCATCGGCATAACAGAGAAGAATTCTATGGTAACGATGAAGAAGTCGTTACCAAGAAGGTTGATCGCAGCAAGCAAAAGCGGATTGACCGAGCATTGCGCACTAAGAATATTGACGAGTTGATGGGTCTGGATGATGAAGACGATGATGTCGAGTATCAGGACCTTCTCCCCGGCTATCAGCCATATTATCATGAGGATTAAATGAAACGGTATACTTTTCAACTCATTATTAACGAAGGCAATGACGAGTTTTGGGAAGAAACATTAGCAGATGGCAAGAGTGGTGCTGATGCTGTCAGGGAAATGGTATCAGATGCACTTTGGAGTGTTGGATTTGATGTATCTGGACCTGATGGCACCTTGGTACTAATTAAGTACGAAGACGATCTACATGCCGACATATAATTTCATTAATAATGAAACTGGTGAGGAGCTATCAGAGTTCATGATGATCTCTGAGCTCGATGATTTTGTGGCCAACAACCAACATCTCACTTTGCAAGTATCTGCACCCGCGATATCTTCCGGACGTGGAAGAGGGAAGCCTGATGATGGCTTTAGAGATATACTGCGAAACATCAAGAAAGAACACTCAAAGGGAATGACCTCGAGTACAGTAAATACTTTCTAAAGTGAGGAGAAAAGAGATAATCTTGTCACGTCACACGACTCCCAAACTATCAAAGAAGAAGAAAAGACAAATAGAGAACCAAAGACAACAAGAGCTGGCGCATTTGAAAAATAATTTTGATATTGTAAACATCCAGCCTATAACGGAAACGCAGGGTGAGGTATGGGAGGCATTCTATACGAATAAGAACCTTCTCCTGCACGGTTATGCCGGTACCGGTAAGAGCTTCGTTTCGCTGTACTTAAGCCTACGAGAATTACTAGAAGATGACGTTTATGACAAGATTATAATCGTTCGTTCCGTTGTGCCTACACGTGACATAGGGTATCTTCCTGGTTCCATAAACGAGAAGATTAAAGTATATGAGGACCCCTACAGACATATTTTTACCGAGCTCTTCGGAAGAGCGGAAGCCTACGATACGTTCAAGACTAACAATGCAGTGGAGTTCATATCTACTTCTTTCATACGTGGCCATACTTTTAATGATTGCATTATTATAGTAGACGAAATGCAGAATATGGACTGGGGTGAGTTATCTTCGATCATCACTCGTGTTGGTGAAAACTGCAAGATCGTTTTCTGTGGCGACGTCATGCAATCGGACTTCCGGTTTCGTGAACGTATAAACAAAGATGACATTATTGACTTTATGAATGTAATTAAGAATATGTCGGAATTTAAAATGATTGAATTTGGTGTGCGAGATATAGTACGTTCTAGCTTGGTGAAAAGCTTCATCATAGAATCGACTAAGTTAGGCAGGGACATATCATGAGCGTTGATCGTTATTTTTTCAAGAGCCGCACTCCTGTCACATTTGTTGACGTACGGAAACACGAAAGAGTCGGCAATGAAATTTACATTACAATGAATTGGGGTGAAGTGAAGACCTTCACCTATCCAACAGAGAAGGATGCTGAGCTGGAAATTAATGATTACCTGCTTGCAAAGAAGGGTTGATATTTAAACACGATTTTTGGTCATTTAACGACCTCAACACAGACGAATCCACAGGTGAACGGCATTACATCCTACCAGATGGCAGTGCCGTTCCATCTGTAACGACGGTACTTTCCCGGCTATCCAAGGATGGCATAGACAAGTGGAAGGCTAGAGTAGGAGAGGAAGAAGCTAAGCGAATAAGCACTCAGGCGGCTAAACGTGGCACAGCCATTCACAGCATATGTGAGCAGTACCTCCTAAACAATCCAGAATACAAGAAGGGTGTTATGCCCATTAACCTGGATACGTTTAGACGCATGAAGCCATATTTGGACAACTATGTTGGTACCATACATGGCCTTGAAGTCCCGTTATACTCTTACGAGCTACAAACGGCAGGGCGAACAGACTGCATAGCTGAATACCGAAACAAACTCTCTATTATCGATTTCAAGACATCTCGCAAACCCAAGAAAGAAGCTTGGATTCAAAACTATTTCATTCAAGCCACCTGCTACAGCATAATGGCGGAGGCACTCTTTGGTATTGCAATTCCGCAGATAGTCATTATAATAGCTGTTGACAATGAAGACCCTCAGGTATTCCGAAAGGACAAGGCAAAATATGTCGAGCGAGTCAGAGAAGTCTTTGGCCAAGCAGCTTGAAGATTATTTGGCACTTGAACTCGCTCAACTTGAACGATCATTTCGTAAGGCAACTGAAGCCCTGCTTGCCAACTATAACTTTACGGTGACGGACGTCTTCATGGATCGTCTGATTACTGAATTACCAACGGCTACGGTTGACCGTGACTCAACCGATATTTTACAAGAAGTGTGCGCAGAATTCGGTTTGCGCATCGAAACTAGAAAGGACCAAACTCGTAACTAAATGCATACACTGTGATGGCGGTGACAGGCCCATCAAAATGAAGCGTCGATATATCCACTATATCAAATGGCGCTCTTACGTCTGCCATGAGGTAGGTTTTGGCCAACAAGAGCCAGGAGCCTGGGCAGACTGTCGACCACGAGAGTGGATTCCCCGCAGAATTAGGAGGTTACAAAAGCGCTCTTCGGAAGCGCTGTAAACGTAATCTGCTCTTTGAAATTGTTTCATATTAAAGTAGTATGACAGTATTCCCGTAATACACGCAATGATACGTAGAAAATGTTTTAACGTTTTGTTAAAATTTTTCTGTTAATTGTAATTATCCAGCGCCCTATGGTATTGAAAAATGAAGAGGGGGGAATGTGTCACATATCCGTAAGCTCCAACAAATTAGTGTCCGCCTAAATCAAGTAGAGTTTTATCTCTACCGTGGAGAAAGGGGGAGAATAGCAAAGGCCGCAAATTTTGAAATTTCGCCAAAGGAATTGAATGCGATCAAGCGCTGTGTACGAAAGGAAATTGTGCGTATCTTGGCAAAAAGAAATGATCAGTCGTCTGTTTGACGGCTTGGCACAATTTTACTAAACTGCGGTAGTTGTAACATAGGTTGATGAACAATGGCACTATCTGAAGAAGCGATTAAAAAGGCTCTGGTAGTGAAATATCAGTATGATCAACATATGTTAGCCATTCAGTCACTGGTTGACGAATTGTACACTGTCTTTAAAAAGGACATGCCGGAGATTACCCAGATGGATACAATCCATTGGATGGAAAACTTCAAAATCGAGGAGCCTCATGAAAATTGATATTGAATATGTGGCGGGAAAAGGTTTCCTATGGATTCTTGAAACTGACTCGGGAGAGTTAGTTCCAGGGCAATCTAAGGATTTCAAGGAAATATGGGAATCCTGCAGGAAACTCAATAGACCGAAGGTGACCATAGACCTTTTACCTATGTTACCCTGAGTTCACTCTCCCACAGAAACTCGTCTATAAGTGCTTGACATATTATAGACTTAGCTTATATTTCTTAGTGTGCAGTGCAATTAAGCGCTGACATCAAACAGGAGAAGAGAGGATCCTATGTCTGATCGTAAATTCCTTTACGCCGGCGTCTCACAGCGTGATGGACAGTTCCACTTGCGTGCGTCCAACCGTGAGATCTACGACGAGATCCTGAAGCGTGACAAGGACACTCGTATCAACATCATCAAGCTGTCCAAGCCGATGACGAAGGACGAGATCCGTGCCACCCTGGTCCGCCGCAAGGACTTTCAGTCTCCGGCGATCCTGAAGGTTCTGAGCCGTGGGGAAGATGCCCCGGCGAAGGCCGCCAAGAAGAAGCCTGCTCGCCGCAAGGCGGTCAAAAGTGAACCTGCTGCGGCTGCGGCGTAGTACTCCAACGTCGCCGTAGGGGCAGGCATCATGAGGGCGGATATAAAGCTGGCTGGGCCTTGCTCAGCCAGCATTTTCTTTGGCTTGACTGCTTTTCTATTCATGCTATGACTTGTTAACTGTAACGGGCGACATATGAAACCACGTCAAACACAGCCAAAGACTGAGGGGATACCGCTAGAGTATCCAACCCTAGAACGTTGGTCGCAGAGACCGTTTGGAATTTAAAACCTTCCCTGAAGCAATGTTGGTTGTAATACATTTGCACAACAAAGCTATGGAAGAAGGCAGTTGGAATAACCTGCCAATATTGTATATTGTGGATCACATGGGTGGTAATTTCAACATGCCCTATGATCAACTTCCTAAGTTCCTTCAAATCTACAATGAGATTGCTGGCACCAGATACAAGATGCCAGTGACTTACCAGCCTCCCGCAAAACCCAACAAAGGAGCAAAACATGGCCGTAAATAATATTCGACGCAATCCATTCTGGCAGGTAATTTGCACAGAATTGGACAAAGCGGGCTTCAAGCTGTATGAAGCCGACCACCATAACAGCGATTATAAGGTCGTAATCCAAGGAGTGGACAAAGACGGCAAACACGTAAACCAACATTACATTTTTGCTCGTATATGTCGCATGGGTCGAGCAGTGCAGAATTTCCGCTCCGAGTTCCGTAGATTTGTTAATATTGATTTACCCAACCGCCAATTTTACCCGCGGGATCACCATACCCGCCAACCTGGCATGTTCGTTCAGAAGATCAACCACGACGTTCCCAAGAAACAGCTCACTACTCCACTACCAATGAAGCGAGCGCTTGCGGATGGCACGTTGCCTGATATCTTGGTATGGCCCACTCTGCCGGAGACATTCACGGGTGACCGAACCGTGAAGTTGAAGAAGGACGTCGGCCCGTTATCTACAACAAAGAGCATCGCAGCATTCCTGGTAGAGAATGCGGATTTGTCGACGCTGCTCGAGCTTATGAATGGACTGGCTGTATTGCGAGGCGTAAAGCCAGCGCCTATTACGATTACAGGTGAGCAGATAACCAGTGTTATTGCACAACAGCCGCCTAGTGTAACTCCACCGTTAGCAAAAGTCGAGCAAACTCCAACCAACATTATACCAATTGCTCGTGAGGTTAAGAATCGTGTCGCTGAGGGTGGCCCTGGCAGCATTCAGGGGCAAGTGGTCGCTATTATTAATGCGAATCCAAACAAAGTGTTCACTAGTGAGGATTTCAAGGCCCTCATTAAGAACAGGAACTCGCTGTCAGCGACATTATCTGTGCTAGCTAGTGCAGCCCGCATTACTAGGATTGGGCGTGGGCAATATAAAGCTAGTACCGAAATCCGTCATAGAAAACAGAAGGCTTGAGTTTTATGATACCACCGTGTATAATTCATCTGTGGTAAAAAACAAACCATGGTTTAATTATGGTGATGGTGGTATACTTGTTATCAATTGGCTGTATTGCCCTATGGGCAGCGACAGCGTTGGTTCTCTGGTACATTGGACCACCTGAGGTTCATCTAGTCAATGAAAAAGCCCCGGGAAACCGGGGCTTAAGTTCTTAAACCGTATTAGGCTGGCGGAACATCAGCAACAGGTGCTGGGTCTACCACTGGGTCAGTTGCAACCGGAGCAGGATCAACCACTGGGGCTGGATCTACTACGGGAGCGGGGTCTACTACAGGCGCCGGAGCGACTGGAGTATTTGCTGTAACTGCGGCAGCAAGAGCATCTGAAGAAGCCTTCAGTTGTGCTACAAGCCCGTCTACAGTTGCCTGCGCTGCGGGATCTACACCAGCGGCTGCAATTGCGTCAGCAATACGCTGAGCAATGCCCTGGATAAGTACAACAGCTGAGGCTTCAACTGACTTCACGTCAGCAACTTCAGCGGTTAGGTTGGTTAGGTCGATGGCCATATCGTCTAGTCTCCTGATAATTGATTGAAGCATTTCAAAAAGCATCACGTTGAAATTTGATTGGGAACGGAATTCCCATCTCTCTGGTTCATGTCGTGACATGCAATTCTCCTTATTGTTCACCTTATTTAGTAAAATGGAATATTACCAAATTATGACTACCCAATCGAAATACTATGATTTTATCTCAATTCTAGCAGTCCAGAATAAATTTTCAGAAAAAACTTTCGGTCCTGGTAACCGAACTACTGGAGTAGTGGCGCATATCCGCAAGGAACTGGTGGAAATAGAGGATAAACCACAAGACTTGGAAGAATGGATCGACGTTGCTATACTTGCATTTGATGGCGCTTGGAGAAGCGGTGCAACACCAGAACAGATTTGGGATGCATATGTGGCAAAGCTTGATAAAAATATGTCTCGGGAATGGCCCGATTGGCGTACTATGGACGAAGATGCTCCAATTGAGCATGTTAGAGGCGTTAATGACTGACATTCATTTAGATGGTCCGCCGGATCCAGATAATGTTTCGGAGCCAGTGGATTTAATTCGGCATAATCATATTTTGGTCTATTGTGATTGTTCTGCGGCATTTTCATGTCCGCAGGGTAAAAGTGGATCTCAAATTAGATGCAGCGTATGGATGAAACAATCGCATGTCACCGAAGAAGGTAAAGCAGCCGCCAGAGAAGCTCGTCGATACACGAGATGAACTGGAAGTGATGGCTGAGGCTGTCCATGATAAATCGGAAGCGGATCAGGAACGTGCCTTTAATACCAAGAAAGAGATCCGCTACATAGCTCGGCCGTGGAGTGACGTTAAACCCGGCTTCTACAAGGATAACGTCTACAAAGTAGCAAAAGAAAGGTTGAAAGTTCAGAAAGAAAAGAAGATTGAACCTTCAAAGAAGAAAAATGTCAAAAAGAAGACTTAGTTGTGTGGGTGATGTCCATGGTAAATTCGAGCAATATAAAACC